TACTGGATAAATCCAATCCGCCGTAGCAAACCCTGCCAAGTAAATCCTCTTCATCCACTGCAAAATTACACTTGTCCCACTTATCCATAGGCATCCAACGTATTGCTTGTTTTACCCATTGATTGAGTCGAAGCTGACGAAATGCATTCTCTTCACTAGGTGTCTGCTTTGCACTTTCACATGCCGCCTGTACCTTATCAATTCCAATCGTAATATCAAGGCTCGGATTGGCTTTTCTCCACACTTCCGGGTCTGTCCAGTCATCCTCCGGGTCTGCCCCAAAGATAACCGGATAAAAAGTAGGGTCTACCTTTCTTCCTTCAATAATATCCACTGCCTTTTGGTGTAGTTCGTAGCAGATACTGTTCGTATCATTACCCGCTGTAGTAATAATAAAATGCAACGGATTTCTGCGAGCGTCAGACGTACCCTTCGTCATCATATCGAAGAATTTGCGGTCTTTTTGCACCCATAGCTCATCAAACACAAGCCCCGATACATTGAGTCCCGATTTACTTCCTACTTCTGCTGATAGTGCTTTGTAAGTGCTATTGGTAGGAATATAATTTATTGTCTTCTTGCTTTTACTGATTTCACATGTAGCATTAAGACTGTCACAAAGTTTTACCATGTCACAAGCCACATCAAAAACAAGAGAGGCTTGGTCTCGGTCTGCTGCGCAACCATAAACTTCAGCCCTCTGCTCCCTATCCGCGCACAGCAAATACAGTGCAACGGCGGCAGCGCACTCAGATTTCCCACATTTTTTGGGCACCTCTATATATGCTGTTGTAAACTGTCTATATCCATTGGGTTTAATAGTTCCAAAAATATCTCTGATTATCTGTTCCTGCCAATCTATCAATTCAAAAGGCTGATTGTAAAATTCCCCCTTTGTATGCTTTAACTGTTCAATAAAGGCAACTACAAAATCCGCCTCATCTTTGTCATAGAAGGAGTCTTCGGCCATAAACCTAGTAGGAACATATTTCTTTAACTTCCTCAATGCTCCACCTCCTTAACTGCATTAAAAAAAGACCCTTTCGAGTCCTCTATAACGACCAAAAGAGCCTAACGGCTCTCTTGGCATATTCTGATTTAATCTACTCCGTCTGAGCAGACCGTTTTGCCAAGCAATATTTCTGTATAAATATTGGTGTACCTTTCACATTCGCTACCTTCTGACCCAGCAATGGCGTTAAGATAGAAATCGGCCGCCTCTTTCCGGCTGTCCCACACCTCTTCCTTTCCGTAGCAAATGACCCTAACTGAATCCAACTTTTTACAAGCATCCTCACCGTAAACCACATTGAGGTGGCTACCGTTATCCCATGAAACCATAATAGAAGCTGTATCATCGACTCCGGTTACCGTTCCCTTTGTTCCAATTGGTGGTGCTTGGATATCATCCATTCGTGTAAGTTCCACTCTTGTCCCTATTGGATATTCTTTTCTAACCTGTTCTACTATCTCTCTGCTTGGAAATCTCATTATTCCGCTTCTCCCTTCTTTGTCTTGAATGCTGATGAACCATCCAGTTTTTCCAGAAGAATTTTTCTGTCAGCCTTATATTCATCACCGATGAAACCAAGTCTTAAAAGGAAACAACGGAACGCATATTTCTCATTTTCATCTTCCCTCGGTTTTGCAGTAATTCGTTTCTGTGTTTTTGCCATGTTGCAGATGGCTGCAATAAATTTTGTGTATGTCTGCACCTTGTCTGCATCCAAATCCGAGAACCAAGGAAACTCAATTTTTTCATCCGTGACCTCAATGGAAAGATTCTGTTTACCAAATGCGCTACTAAATAATCGTCCCTTGCTTTCAAGGATTCTGAAAAGGTTATCGATTGCCTCTTCCGAAAAACCATCTCTCGGAACGGAAATAGTAAGGTTCGTTTCTTCCTCCACCTTATCCCATTCTGTAGGGTGCATTCCGGTTGCCATCACACAGGCATCAACAACCTTTCCATCCATGTCAATGCATTCACCTTCAATCTCCAATGTGCCATCTCTTAAAATTCTGTAGTTACCTATTTGGTAAGCCATACTAGGGGCTCCAAGGTACTTCGCTTTTGTACCCGTTTCTTCCTCTATTGCTTTTACCATTACTTTCCGGCTCTCGCCTGTTGCGTTAAAATGTAGTACCATATCGTGTACCTCCTTCATTTGGTAGTACACATCTTCCCGTAGGTTTTGCTTAATAGCAACTACATTTTTTCTGAATACTTACCAAAATTATTGGATGTAAGCTGGGCAAAATATGCTATGCCACAAAGTACAAATACCACGTTCGGAAGTGCCACTCCATTGCCCCACATCTTATATTCTGCTGCATCGGAATGTGGATTCTGTAACCATTTACGGATTTGGTTATCCGACCTTTGCTTTACATTCTTTCCCATTGCCTTTGCATGGATATCAAAAATCTTCCGCCACTGTGCGATTTCCTCATCTGTGGGATTCTCTGTTCCCAAATCATCACACCACCAATCCGGAAATCCCTGCAGTCTGGCACACTCGGTTGGTGTTAATCTTCTTACAATGTAATCTACTTCGTCCGTATCATTCACAATCGGAGGGTCTTTATAGTCTGTAGCCACAAGCGTGTTCGCCAATTCCTCTTCTGCTCGCATAAAAAAAGATGCCTTACTTGAACTATAAGTAGGCACCGCTACGGCACTAGGACCTTGTGCATTTAACGTGGAGTTTACTCCATCTTCTGAAATCCCCGGAGTTCTAGCAAATCTCTGCCCACAATTAAATGCTTCTCTATCAATTGCATATACGACTGCATGTTTATCTACGGTATTTAATGTAAAAGAAACATCCTCGCTGATACCATCTCCCTGTGGACCATTGGAGTCTTTCCTTCCAATCATGGAACCTTGCAAAGAAACCACAGCCATTCCGCCTTGGTTACAACATGGATTTCCACCGTTCGCATCAAGGCATCTTGCCGTATCCGCTTCATAAAATCCACTATAAGGATTATCCGATTTCATGGAATTACTCTCCTTGGCACAAATACCATAAACCTTCGGTTGAAAAAGCGTCTGGTCATTATTGCAGCTAAGCGTAGCTGAAAGGTCATCCTGTATAAGAGCACCCTTGCCTCCACCCTCACATCCACATCTGATTTTTAACGTCTTAGGTTTTTGCACCACAAATGGCTGATTGTTTCCACCCGTTCCGTAGGTGGATGATACCGTCTTGGCCACATCAAGTGGTCCCGTGTATCTTGAATCCTGCCCGTGATTTTCAAACATTACACCGACATCGCCTGTTTCTCCAACGCTTTCTGGAGCATCACAGGGAGTTGCTTGCCACGCACTGCTGCACGTCTGAGAATACCCAGACACGCTTTCGGACTCAAATAATATTTTTCCGGCACACCCACCTGCAAAATCGCTGACAAGGTAGATACGCTTTCTTCGTTGCGGCACTCCCCAAAATTGACTATCGAATAATCGCCATGCAACTGAGTAATCGTCTGCCACGATTTGTCCTGCGTTCTCCCATTTTGCAGGTTTAGATATAGACACCTGTTCGTCTTTGATTTTACAGATTTCTTCAAGGACTGCCCTGAAGTCTTCCCCTTTGTTTGAGGAGAATGCTCCGGGGACATTTTCCCACACGATAAATCTTGGATATTTTCCATTGGTACTCTCCCTCATTTCTTTAATGATTCTGATGGCTTCATAAAAAAGGCTTGAACGTGATCCACCAAGACCGTCTCTCTTTCCGGCAACGCTCATGTCTTGGCAAGGACTCCCAAACGTGATGATATCCACAGGTTTTAACTCACTACCCTTTATTGAAGTAATATCACCTAAATGTTCCACATCCGGCAGTCTTTTGGTTGTGACTCTTATAGGAAAAGGCTCAATCTCCGAAGCCCACAAAGGGGTAATACCAGAAATCAAGCCTCCCAAAGGAAATCCACCCGAACCGTCAAACAAACTGCCGAGTGTTAAATTATTCTGTTGCATCATTGGTAACCTCCATTTCTTCGATTACCTCTTCGTATGACATTTCTTTGCTATCACGAATTACATAAATTCCATCTGTATTTCCATTCTTGTACTGAATGAATCTTTTTACCGCCACATCTACGAACTTAGGTTCAAGTTCTACTCCATAACATATTCTGTCCATCTGTTCACAAGCCATCAGCGTGGATGCTGAACCAAGAAATCCATCCAAGACAATACCATTTGCTTGCGTACATTGCTTAATCAAATATGCAATCAGCGGAACCGGCTTACTGGAAGGATGACCATAGCCATCTTCTTTGGAATTCTTAATTCCATCAAACTCAAATACTGCTTTCTGTTTCTGGTCACCGTACCATTTGTGTTTTCCATCTTTTCTCCATCCCCAAATGATAGGCTCCATGTTAAATTTCCAATCCGTTCTCATAAGCGGTGCCCTTGGCTTTTTCCAAATAAGACCTGCACCTACTTTAAATCCAGCATCTTCGTATGCATCATAAAAGACACGTGCCTTCATGGTTGCATAAAAAACATAAATGGATGCATCAATCGCCATGCTGTTTTTGAAATTCTCAAATGCTTTCATAAGAAACTCATATCCGTCCTTATCATTCAAATCATCATTAGCAATGGTACCCGATGCATTTTCCAGTGCTACAAAGTACGGAGGGTCGGTGCATACGAGGTTGGCTTTCTTTCCATCCATCAATCTTTCATAAGTTTCTGCAACAGTGGAATCTCCACAGATAACTCTGTGATTTCCGATGTGCCAGATATCTCCTACTTTAGAAAAACAAGGATTATTCAATTCTTCATCTACATCAAAATTATCATCCTTTGCGTCCTCCGCATCTCCGGCAAGCAAATCAGCAATTTCCTGCTCGTCAAATCCGGTAAGAAGGACATCAAAGTTTTCTGCTGCCAAGGCTTCTATTTCAACTCTTAATAATTCTTCATCCCAGCCAGCATCTGTTGCCATTCTGTTATCAGCAATAATGTAGGCTTTTTTCTGTGCTTCTGTTAGATGGTCTGCAAATACACACGGTACTTCATCAATTCCCTCTTCCTTTGCCGCCATGATTCTTCCATGCCCAGCAATTACATTGAAATCTCGGTCAATAATCACAGGATTGATAAAACCAAACTCCCGGAGAGATGCTCGTAACTTAATAATCTGCTCCGGGGAGTGCGTTCTTGCATTATTT